TTGTGGGCAGCACAGCCGTTCGGGCCTTGCAGGCTCAGATCACAGCTGCTCAATCCACCCGTATAGCCGCACTCCGCGCTCTTGTAGCGCCAGGAGCAGCGATCCTTCATCTGCGTGCGACCGGGAAACTGACGGGCGATGACCGACTCAGCACCGAGCCGCAGGGTGATCTTCCATTCGTTCGCCGAGGACGTAAGGACCTCGAAGACTTCCTCGATCTCCGGACCCGCAGCCAGGTTCCCGGTGTTCGCGATGACAATCGTGACGCGACTTCCGGTGGCACCGCCGTAGGTATTCAGCTTCCCGAGAAGCACCTTCTGGAAGTCCACAGCCGACATCGAGATGTCTGGGATTCCGCCCGCTTCGTAGCGGAGCTCGATCGTGAACGGGAACGCCACATACGTCTGCCCGCCGAACGTGATGTTCTCGCTGTTGTTGGCGATGTAGACCGTCTCGACGAAGGCTTGAGTCGTCGAGTCGTAAATCTCGATCTTGGCCAGCAGAACGAACGGAACGCTCGAGGCGAGCTTGTTCTTCTCGATGATGCTCGCGACGGATATGGCGCGATTGGGCATTACACCTGCTCCAGCGTGACGTTCGTGATGTTCCAGCGGTAGTAGCCGCCACGACCCGTGTAGGTGTATTCAGGCTGCCCAAGGAAGCGCACGGTGTAGGTTGTGTTCGTAACCGGGTCTGCCCAGGTGAACGCATCAGAGCCGCCCTTCTTGGAAGCAAAGAACGCTTCGAACGCGGCCTTGTCCGCCTGCGAGACGTCGGTGAAGCCCGTCTTGAACGTCTTGCGCGGAGCTCGCGTGTAGCGCGGTCGGGTGACAACGTAGCCGCCGTCGACCTCGTGTCGCATTGCTGGGTCCGCCTGGGTATCCACTCGATACTTCGAGTCCTCCTTGGCGGTCATCGTGTTCGGTGGGAAATCTGCCATGTTACCCTCGTATTATAGTCAGTCGTGACTGAGTTTAACGAACGGCGCTTCGCATCGAATCGCGGAAAGAGCCCGGCTGATTCATCGCCTTCAGCACGACGTCCAGCACATACCCGTTTCCATCGAATCGGGGCTGGCCACGCTGTTCCGCAGTGACCTGGCTGTTCGACTGGTTGATGACGTTGACGGTGACGTTCGGTGAAGCACCCCCTGCCCCGCCCTCAAGCGTGACCGGGATGGTTCGACCGTCCGGCAGCGGAACGTAGGCTTCAGGCTGCGAACCTTCGCCAAACATCGCAAGCTGCGGGCGCTTGGCAATCCCGCCTTCCGCGTAACGACGCAGCGGCATGGAGCCCGAGCCCGTCATGACGCCGCCCTTGGCAAATCCGGTGAAGCCGCTGGGGAACATGGCCGTCACGTCGCCCGAAGGCATCGGAGCCGCCTTGGACCCCTTGAGTCCACCGATCGCACTCAGAATCGCCTGGGCAACCATCGCCCGCAAAATGATTCGAAGAATGTCCTTCAGGATCGAACGGGCGAGATCACCGAAGGTCGCCTTGCCGGTTGCGGCGAATTCGACGAACGCGTCAACTCCGCTGCTGATCCAGCCTGCCGTGCTCTTCTTCATATTCTCAGTCTGGTTCTTCCAGTCCTCCGCCATCGACCGCAGCGGAGTCGACAAGTCGAACATCTGCTGGCGCTGCTCGAGAATTGCCGCCGTAACTTGACGGATCTTCTCGGCCTGCGCCGAAGTGAGCTGGTTGCGAAGGATGTAGGCTTCGATTTCGGCACTGAACTGTGCCATCTCGACTCGATGACGCTCCTGAGAGGTCGTCGTGAGCTCCAGCTCGTTCTTGATCTTGGTCCGGGTAAGCTCGTCGATCTTCTCGGACGCGGCGATCGAGCGCGTATCGTTGAGCACCTGCCCGGCAATGGCGTCGAATTTCGCGACGTCCCCGTTAGCCGCGACCACGTTCTCACGCAGCTTCGCGACCTGCTTGCTGACGGACATCAACTTGCTGTTGAACTCGTTCATGCCCCCGTTGTTGGCGGCTTCCGTCCAATTGGCCATCTCGGCCTTGGTACCTTCGGCAAGCGTCGTCAACTGATCGAAGCTGTACTTGCTCTGGGTCAGGAGGTTGTTGTATTCCGCAACGGCGTCCTTCTTGGCAGCCATTTCGGCGACCAGCGCCTGAACGTCCTCCAACGCCTTGGCGCTATAGGTCTTGCCACGGAAGGTGCCCGACTGACCGTTGGCTGCCCACTCGATCTCTTCGACGAAGGCTGCCACTTCCTGGGCAAAGTCCTTCTCGCCGTTGAGCTGGGCCTTGTAGCGGGCGATCTTCACTTCGGTCTGCTTCATGAAGATCGAGAGCGGATCTTTTTCAGCCTTCAGGTTGTTGACGTCCGGAATGCCGTTCATACGGCCGGTGATAATGCCGTTCAGCGCCTCCTGGGCGGCCTTGATCTCCTGCTCGATGGCCTGCACGTTCAGGAAGGCAGTCTGCTTCTGGTCAGCACTTGCCGTGGTGCTCGACAAGATCGCTTGCTGAGCCTTACGTCGGCTTTCCAGCAAGGCAAGGATCAGCTCCGTCTCTTTCTTCTCGTTCGCGATCGTGAAGTCTCGCCAGCGAGTGGCGGCTTGAGCAGCCGTCAGCTGCTTGGTTTCCACGAGTCGATCGATCGCGGCCCGCTCGACGGATTCGCGGGTCTTCGAGGTCTGCCGAATGGCTTCCAGTTCATTCTTTGCCTGAAGCATGAACAGCCTGGACGACTGTTCCATGTTGCGACGCCTGACCTCACCCTCGGCAAGCCCGATGTAGGTCTCAAGCTTGGCGATCTCGGCAGCTTTCTCCTTAGCCTTCTGCTGCATCTGCGCCCGCTCTTTCTCGCTGAACGCGATGAACGTCCCGCCCACGACGCTGCCACCCGTCTTGAGCTGGTTGTTAAGCGACTTGAGTTCGTTCCTGTAGGACTCGAGGGCCTTCTTCGACTTATCGATCTGCTCGGGCGAAGCGGAGTCCCAGTATCGAGTAATGGCGTCTGCCGCCTCGTCGGCAGCATCGCGAGTCACCCAGAGCCATCCAGCGACAGCGGTGAGTGCGCCCACCATCAACGCTACCCAGCGAGCAGGCGTTAGCATCAAAAGGGAACGCAGCACCTCGTAGGTGGCGATGATGCCTGCCCGGATGCCATCAGCGGCGAATATCAGCCGCAACACGGCCATATAGGTGCCGAAGCTCTTGGCAGCCGCTGTCGCGATGGCAAACCCTGCCGCAAGCGCACCGAGGGCGGGGATGATGACGCGAACGCCAATCACGAATGCACCGAGCAGCTTGATGGCGGTTCCGATCGGCTCACGCCACTCCCAGACCGCCCGGACGAGTTCCGCCATCTTCATGATCATCTGGCCCAACGCCTGGGCGATCACGGTTGCGGCGACCTGGACTTCTGGACTACGCAGGGCGGTGCCGAGCTCGCCCATTACGGTCTTGATGGTCGTGAAGAGCCCCGACTCTTCGGTGACGACTTTCGCGAACAGCATCATGTCCGTCTTCAAGATGTTCATCTGACCGCTGAAGGTCTGCATCATCTTTTCGGACTGACCGCCGAACACGCGGTTGAACTCGAAGAAGAGGTTCCGCAGCGACTCGGCAGCCTGGACGCCACCGTTACCGACGCGCTTCGCGAGCTCCTGGACGCTGATGCCCATGCTGTCCGCGAGGTTCTTCATGGCAGTCGGGACGGCTTCACCCAACTGCTGTCTCAATTCTTCCATTGAGATCACGCCCTTACCCGCCATCTGCTGGATGGCGATCGAGGCGCGCTTGAGGATGTCGTCAGTGCCACCGAATGCGGAGACGGCGTCTAGCAAGGCCTTCATCGACCCGTTGGCCGGGTCGAGGCCTGCTGACTTGAACTTCACCCAGGAGTCCTGGATGGCCGCGATGCTGAACGGCGCACGACGGGCCAGGTCGATGATCTGCTCGAACTGTCGATTGCCGTCAGCCAGGCGGTCAGCCATGGTGTCGGCGTTCGACATGTTCGTGAGAAGGTTCTGCATCCGCTCGAACTGGGCGGTGACCAGAACCATCGTGGCCGGAAGCCTTCCGAACGCCGACCAGACGTTAAGAATGGCATTCCGGGCCAACCCGAGGGTAACGACGGTATCGCGGAGTCGGGTGCCGAACTTCTCGAAGTTGACACTGGTCATGCCGACGGCGCTATTCGCACCACGTACCTGGCCAGTGAACTGACGAAGAGCTTGTCCGCTCTGGTTCAGTGCGGCAGTGAACTGCCCATTATCTAGGCTAATGGTGATATTCAAGTTGCCGACTGCCATCGCTACACCTACTTCGTCACTTGCGCTATGTTCTTCAGTCGGCTGAACCCGGCTTCATCACGAACCGGCTTTTCAATCACGACCGTGCCCATCTCCTGTGCCAGAATCCTCGCAGTCTCTTCTGCGGCTTTCGGCGCATTGGCCGTCACCAGCAGTCGAATCAGTCGAAGGTCCTGCTCCGCCATCAACCTTCCGACGTTGGACTCAATCGTCCAAAACGTCCGAATGGGGAGTCGGTAGAGTTCCTCCACCGACATCCCGTAGAAGTGCATTACCCGGCAGAACAGAAAGCCAAAATCTAGGCGTTCTGCACTGCCATCTGAGGGTTTTCAGAGTTGGCCGCTACGGTCGCCTCTGCACCCTGCTGTGCGATTGAGTTAACGAAGTCCATCAGTGCACGCAGCTTGCTCATCGGCAGCTTGTGCAGCTCTTCCTTCGGTACGGACGGGAACTGCCGAGCGAGGACGTTCACGAGTGACTCGAAGACGGCCACTTCATCCTGCATGGACTCCTGGCGCTTCATTTCCTTCTGCGCCCAGATGAAGTCCGCGACGGTCATTTCCTGAAGCTTGTGTTCAGTCCCATTGAGGACGATGGTCAGGGTTTCACTCCCACCGAATTCGTCCAAGTTCAACAACTTCGTTGCCATGTTTACTCCCAGTAAGAGGGGGCCAGCGGAATTGCTGGCCCCCAGTCAGTGCTGACTTAGTTTATCAGGCCGTTTCGTCGCCAATAT